CCGATGGCAGCGAGTGCTGGGGGATCTGGGACGAGTCGATCCGCACCATCACGCTGGACAAGACCGCCACGAAGCGGCACCAGTGGAAGGTGTTGTTCCACGAACTCTGCCATGTGGCGCTGGACGATTCGGGCTTATCCAATGGGATGGAGGCGGCTATCGTAGAAGCCATCTGCGATGCCATTGCCAGTGCCCGGATGCGGGAGCGGTTCGGCTGATGGCCAGCGCCAAGGGCAAGCATAAGGGCGGGACGGAGACGGTCATCCGCCTGCATCGGCGGCATCCGGGGCAGCAGGCGATTGCCAGTCATCCCGCCCGATTTCGCATCGTCATGTGCGGTCGCCGCTGGGGCAAATCGGCCTGCGGGATTCGGGAAGTCTGCGATGTGGCGCTGGCGGGACAACCGGCTGCGTGGTTCGCGCCGAGCTACAAGATCGCACTCGAAGCGTGGCGGGAACTGGTAGACCGACTGGCTCCCGTGACCAGCCGCATGAGCGAGCAGGACAAACGGCTGGAACTCGTAACGGGTGGCATTATTGAAGTATGGACATTGGACACGCCAGATCCCGCTCGTGGCCGAAAATACAAGCTGGCGGTGATTGACGAGGCCGGGATTGTCCGCGATTTGCTGGAAGTCTGGCAGGCCGCGATCCGTCCGACGCTGGTGGATTTAGGGGGACGGGCGCTCATTCTGGGCACCCCGAAGGGCCGACGCCACGGCTTTGTGACGCTTTTTAACCGAGGACTGACGGATGACCCCGATTGGCAGAGCTTCCGGGCCTCGACGCTGGAAAACCCCTATATACCGGCAGAAGAGGTGGAAATCGCTCGCCGCGAATTGCCACCAGAGGTCTTCGCGCAGGAGTTCGAGGGCGTTCCGACAGATGATGGCGCAAACCCGTTCGGTCTCGACGCCATCCGCCGCGCCGTCCAGTCCGATGACCGTCTGGTCCCCACCGAGCCGGTCGTCTACGGTGTCGATCTCGCCCGATCACTGGACTATACCGTGGTCGTTGGACTGGATGCCTACCGTCGCATCGTGACGCTGGACCGCTGGCAAGCGCCGTGGGCGGTCACGAAGCAGAAAGTGCGGGACATGGTCGGACAAATCCCCATCGTGGCCGACGCCACGGGCGTGGGTGATGCGATTGTGGCGGATTTGCAGGTCATGGGCGTGAATGTCACCCCCCATGTCTTCACCCAACCGTCCAAATTGCGCCTCATGCAGCGACTGGTGGCGGCATTTCAGGGCGACGAACTACGGATTTCGGACGGTTCCAGCGCCAAATGGCTGGTTGCCGAGCTGGAAGCGTTCGAATTCACCTACACCGCCACGGGCGTCAAGTACGAAGCGCCTCCCGGCGAGCACGATGACGGCGTGATGGCGCTGGCGCTGGCCTTGTACGGGTGGGATCGGGTGCAAGGTGTGGTGCCGGAAGCTCCGCCGGGGTTGCGATTGCTGGGCGATGACCCGAATATTCCAGAGAACATAAACGGCACCGACCGAAATCCGTCCGTGGTTGGAGATTTTGTGTCGCAACTCCCCGGAGGCTGGTGATGGCAAAGAAGCGTGGCATGGACGCGGTGATCGAAAAGGCATCCGCGGCAGACAAAGGCCGCAAACCGGCGTTGAAGCGCAAGGGACCGGGCATTGCCATCATGATTGCCGTCGGCAAGCCAAAGCCGGGGATGGGCAAGGGGCCGATGGGCAAGGGACCGATGCGCGAGGAGATGGAAGAGAAGCCCAAGAGCAAGCTCGCCGCCCTTGAAGCGCGTATCGCGGAGCTGGAAGCGCAGTTGTCCAAGCTGGAAGAGGACGACGAGGAGATGGACGACGAGGAGATGGGCGAGGACGAGGACTGATGGCGAAGTCCCCCGCGTGGCAACGCGCTGAAGGCAAGAATCCGGAGGGGGGCCTCAACGAAAAGGGCCGCGCCTCACTGCGAGCGCAGGGGAAAGACATCAAACCGCCCGTTTCTGCGTCAGCAGCGGCGGCGTCTCCCGAAAAAGCCAAGCGTCGAATCGCGTTTTGCAAGCGCATGTCGGGCATGAAGCGCAAACTGACCAGCGCCAAGACCGCGAACGACCCGAATTCGCGCATTAACAAATCACTTCGAAAGTGGGACTGCTAACATGGCCGCTACGTTGCTTAAGTCTAGCGTGATCACCGTGTCTGCCGCTGAACAGGCGGCAACGGTGCTTGGATTGCCGTCTCCCGGCGCGGTTGCGGTACAGATTACCGGCACACTGTCCGCCACGATCACGTTTGAAGCCACGGTCGATGGCACAAACTGGGTCGCGTTTAACCTGCTTCCGGCGGCGTCCACGACGGCAGCTTCCACGGCCACGGCGGTTGGGATATGGACGGCGGACAGCAAGGGCATTGCAGGGTTCCGCGCCCGATGCAGCGCCTACACGAGTGGAGCGCCGGTCGTTACGGTGCGATACGCGGCGATCTGATGCTGGACATCCTCCCGCACCTGATTTGGGCTGGCGTGGTCGTCTTTTTAGCCAAAGACCTCAAGGCGTTTGCCCATGAGTGGAAGACGATGAAGGCGCTAGACCCACTCGCCCCAGTCGAAGTCCCAGAAGACCTGATTGCGCTGGCCAATCAAGAGCGGGAGACATGGGCGCAGGAAGAAACGCTCCGAGCGATGCGGGAGCGGTACGAAGCGTTGGGCGACTGGAACGGAGTTCGCGCCGCATTTGGCATTGGGCGGAGACACGCATGAGGATTAACCAGTGACGATACCGCCGCTTGACGAGTACGGCGCGATGGCAGACCCGACCTTCCAAGGCGCGGTCATGGAAGACGAGATGGCCCGCATTTTAGAGGGGCTGTCGAATAATCCGCTCTCGCCCAACGAACAGGTTGCGCCCAATCCGCCTAGTGAGGCGCTGGGGCTGTCTGGAGACGAAACGCAGCAGGCGTTGATCCGGGCATTGTACGGAGACGACTGCCCGTTGGCGGACGAGCGGCTGGTAGAAGACCGATCCGCGTGGGCGTCATGGACGCGCAGCATCTGGGAGTCGCGCCGAGAAGCGGTGCAGATGCACCTCCACCTCGTGGAGCGCAATCGTCTCTTCCGCGCCGGTCAGCAGTGGATTTCGGCGCAGGGGTTGGGGCCGTGGCGTGAGCCGTCCCGCCCTCGGGATGCGGCCCGCGTGGTCTACAACATGACGGACAAGGCGCTGGATCAGCGGCTCCAGATCATCATGGATCAGCGCCCCGGCTTTAGCGTTACGCCAGCGACCAACGACCCGGACGACAAGCGCAAGGCGCAAGCGCAGCAAATGGCGCTGGAATATCTGTATGAGCAGTTGCAGATGGACCGCTTTGCGCGAGAAGCCGCGTTCTGGGCGCAGACGGATGGGTTGTCGTTCTGGCACTTGTTCTGGGATGCCGACCGTGGCCCGTGGGATGAACGGTTGGGCGAGCGTCCGGGGCAGAAGAAGCCGCTGGGCGACATCGGCTGTCAAACGCTGCGCGTGGAACAGGTGCGCGTCTCGCCGAACGCGACCGCCACGCAGCCGCCCAGTTGGGTGGTGGTGCGAGAAGTCATTTCGCGGCAAGAAGCGGTCTATCGCTATGGCGTTGCCGGTCTTGATGCGGCCAACACCACGCTGTCCAATGGCAACGCCCCAACGTATGCCGGGGCAGAAGGCATTGGCGCATGGGTGCTGACACAGACCACGATTGGCGAAGGGCAGCGTCTCCGCGACGAAGACGTCACCGAACGCTTTACGGTCTATCTTGCGCCACACCCCGACGTACTGCCAGACGGGATGCAACTGATTGTCGTCGGCAACGAAGTGGTGTTTGGGCCGAAGCCGCTGCTTTGGGGCGTCATCCCCGTCGTGCCAGTACGTGATGGGTCGAGCGATCCGTCCTACTATCCGCGCCCGATCATGGAGCAGTGGATCGACCACCAGATGCGCGTCAATGCGCTACTGTCCAAGTGGGTCGAGAACATCCGCGTCAACGCGGGTGGCCGCTTCCTGACGCGCCCCAACGCGATTGCGACCGAGACGTTCATGGGCGGCGTGACCTCCATGATCGAAGTTCGTGGCGCTGGCAGCATGGGCGATTCCATCCAGCCCGTGAACGGGTTCTCGGTGGGTAACGATGTGAAGGAGGCGCTGGCGCTGGAACAGCGGGCGTTTGAGAACGCGAGCGGCTGGAATCAGGTCAGCCGAGGACAGGCAACGGGCGAGTCGGGCCGAGCGATTATCGCCACCCGTGAACAGTTGGAGCGCGTGTTCTCGCCCGTCGTTTCCGCGATTGCCCAAGCCTACACCGATTTTGCCAAGGTGGCGCTCGCTGGGATGGCATGGGGCTACGATGTGCCCCGTGCTTTGGGGACTGTGGGCAAGGGCCGACCGGATTTGGCGCGAGCGATCTCGTCCAGCGACTTTGACGGGCAAGCCGATGTGAAGGTGGAGAAGGCGTCCATGATGCCGATGCCGCTGGCGTTCCGCATGTACATGCTGGACAACTGGTTGCAGACGGGCGTCATCGACCTCAAGGAGTACCGCCGCCGCCAGATGTTTGCGCTGGCGTCGAACATCTCGTCGCCCGACGACGATCAGGAAGCCCGCGCCAAGCGCGTGGCCGATGCCATCCGCACGGGGGAACCGATTCCCGAGCTGCGTTGGCAGGACAACGAAGCGATTCATCAGGATGTGCTGGAGCGCGACATCCTGCTGCAAGACGATTTGGACCCGCAGATTATCGCCGTGGCGCAGGAACGGTGGACCGCCCTCGCCAATCAGGCTATGCAGAAGCAGGGTGGACCGCCGGGGGCACCCCCGATGGCACCCCCTGCGCCGGGAGCTGGACCCGAAGGCGGACCGCCCGCCGCCAGCGTACCATCGTTGCCACCGGGACAGTTGCCCCTCGCCGCCAGTAATCCCCCCATTGGGGTGGCCCCGCTCATGCAGCAGTCGCTGGCGGGCATCCCTGATGAAGAGATCGCTGCACGGCAAGCGGACATCTTATCCCGCCAGCAATAGGATTGTTTGTGACTGCTCCTGTACTCGACATCAACGATGTCATCGCAGAAGCGGCTGCCGCCGCGCTGCCTGCTGCACCCGACCCCGTCGAATCCCCCAACGACGAGCCGACCGAATCCGACGCGCCAGCCGCGACGGATCTGGAAGAAGTCCCGACCGAGACCGCAGACACGGACGATCCGTCCGACGCGGAAGCTTCGGCGCAGGATGACGTGGTCCTTCCTGACGGCTATGTCGCAGTGCCAACCCTTTCGGAAGGGCTAGCCACCGACTTTACGCTCTACGATGACGCGGGAGAGGTCGAAGTCCCGGCCTTGACCGTGGAATACAAAGCGAACGGCAAGGTGCGAAAGGACCGGCTGGATCAGGTCGTCAAGCTCGCCCAGTGGGGCGTGTACAACGAAGAGCGGGACAAGCGGGCGCAGGTCGTGGAACAGGAGTACCAGCAGACGCTGGCTGCCATGCAGCAGATGGAACAGGTCGTGGCCGAGCGCGAAGCGCAGATGGAGCGGTTGCTCCATGACGAGGCGTTTCTCGACGCTGTCCGCGATGCGTACTTGGCAGAAAACTCGCCAGAGAAACGCGCAGAACGCGCAGAGCGCGAAGCGGATAACTTGCGCGTGTCGTACCAGATGCAACAGATTCAAAGCAGTGGCGAGCAGTTTTATACCACAGAAGTCGTGCCAGCCGTTCAGATGATTATGAACGCACTGCCATCGGTGACTGCGGAAGAACTTGAGTCTCGCCTCCAGATGGTGATGCAAGCGCACGCGGACACGGCGCCGAACGGACAGCCGTATGTCCCCCCGTCACGCTATGACGCCATTCGACAGTACATCGTTGAAGACTTGGCTTTGTGGGCGCAAATGGTCAACGCCAAGCGTTCTCAGCCCGCCACGGCAAACAAGCAGGCCATTCAGGCGGAACTGGATAAGGCGCGGATTGAAGCGCAGAAAGCCAAGAACCTCGTCGGTCGGGCCACGAAGCCTACCGGACAAGCGGGCAAATCCGCCGAAGGTCCGAAAGCGCCGAAGGCTCCGGCCACCGTCGATGACGCGGTAGATAGCGCGTTACAGGCGGCGCTTGCTTCATTCTCTCGTTAAGGAATCCATCAGATGCCGAATCCTACCGTAATCTCGGATGCAGAACTTACAGGTCTGCTGAAGAACGTGTATTCGCAGTTCCGTGAGAAGGTCCAGAACCTTGTCACGCCGCTTCTCGCCCAGCTCGAAAAGGGCAAGGCCGGTGGCCCCCGCAACATGCGCTGGGGCGGTAACAACGTCTTCTTCGACGTCGTCGTTGGTCGCCCCGCTGGCGCGACGTTCTCGCAGTCTGGCTACTTCCCGCCTGACACCACGGCCACGGAAGTGCAGGGCAACGTCGGCGTGGTCCGTGCCTACACGACCCGTCAGATCGACGGGCTGGCGTTCGTCGGCACCCAGAGCAAGGACGCGGCCTTCACGACCATCGCCACCAAGACGATGGAAGAAATCAAGGACGCCTCCAAGCTCCTCATGCAGCAGGCGCTGCACAACAAGCCGGACGGCATTGTCGCGCTGATCGGCACGGTGTCCAGCTCCACCTCCATCATCGTCTCGTCGCCCTACGGTCTGGCGGGCGCTGGGCAGGGGTCGCTGCTCCTCTCGGTGGGTGACTACATCGCCGTCCTCGACACGTCGTCCTCGGACGCGGTGCTTGGGCGAGCGGCGATCACGGCGATCAGCAATAGCGGCGACAACGCCACGCTGACGCTGGGCACGGCCATCACGGGCATGGCGGCGACGGACAAGATCGTGAAGGCGACGGCGAACGATACCTCGTTCAACGTGGCGATGAACGGTCTCGTCAACATCACGAACCGTGGCGGCAGCTATGCCAGCCTTCACAACATTTCCGCCAGCACCTACAACATTTGGGATGCGACGCGGATGGTGGCGGGGACCGATACGCCGGATGTGAACCAGCCGACCGAGTCGGACATCTGGGATCTCATCCAGCGCATCAACGGGCGCTCGGGCAAGGACGCGATGGCCCGTCCGCAGGACTTCTTCATGCTGACCACGCCGGGTCTCGGCAAGAAGCTGATGGAGTCGATGGTGGCGCAGCGCCGGTTCACCGCTGGCGAGTTCTCCACCACGATCAAGGGCGGCTACAAGGCCGTCGAGATCTGCGGCATCAAGTGCTACCTCGACTACTACGTCCCGGCTGGCACGATCTATCTCCTCCACCTCCCGTCGCTGGCGTGGGTGGACGCGAAGGATTGGGGCTTCGTCGAGTTCGAAGGTGCGGGTCCGTGGCGTTGGATTCAGGGCCGCGATGCCTTCGAGACGACCTACGGCTGGTACGGCAACCTCGCCGCGCTCGCCCGTAATAGCCACGG